CTTTGCTTTTACGGCAAGACAAGCATCTATGTATGCCTGCACTTGAACTTGATCACCTTTGACAATCCCATCTAGGTAATCACGGAAATCAGGATACTCAGCAGCCCTTTTGGCTTGGTAGGCCACTGCATTGTTTGCTGCGATCTTGGCATTCCACGCAGCATCCAGTTGGTCTTGAGTAGGCTGTACGCCTAATTTGTCTGTGTTCCACACCAACACTTGATCTGGTTGACCTTCTGGCTGTCCTGTCTGATAATCACCGGGAACACAGACAATATTGTTCTGGGACAAATAGGCTTGGATTTGGTCGTTGAGCGCCATCATTTGTCCTTATGAAGATATTCCGTATAGGGATGCAGATCCAGAAGACCATGTAGATCCGTCCGGAAACAAATTAATTGCCGTTACGATTTGAGTGTTCGACGGATTGCCTCCGTATACATTGAAAACAGAGGTCCCACCTGAAAATGCATCAATACTGCCTTGTGAATAAAAATTTGACGCAGAATCCATTCCAGAAAAAAACAAAAACCCTGATATAAGTCCCTGAAGAAAATCAAAACCAGTGGAAGATATTAAGCTGTTAGAATTAGAAACCCCTTCGCTAATCATGAAGCCTCCGGAGGTGGTCAACCTAAATTGAAAAAAATCATATCCAGATGTCAAATAAGTGGGAGTCGATCCGTATCCAACCCTGCACAATATTCGAGCAGAAGAACTCGCGGCAAGCAAAGAATTAACAATTAATATGTAAGATTTATATGTTGACAAACCTGTCCATGAAAATGAAGATTGCCCACTAGCAGTAAAAGTGCTAATTAACGTCATAGCACTTCCGCCACCAGTAGGAGCAGAAGAAACCCATGCAGATCCAGTAGAAGTCAAGACGTTACCATTTGCCCCAGGAGAAGACAGTCCTGTGCCACCGCTACCGGCCAACAATGTCCCTGCAACAGTTACGTTTCCTCCGACAGATGTACTTGGAGTTAACCCAGTTGACCCAAAAGACAGTGCGGTAACGCCAGATCCTGGAGCAACGCCAGTAGAAATCCACGCGGTTCCATTACTGGTAAGCACGTTTCCAGTCGAGCCAGGAGAAACAAGGCCAGTGCCGCCACTGGTAGCAGGAATGGCAAACGCAATATTGCCGCTCGTAATAGTGACGTTACCAAGCGTCAAATTTCCCAGAGTGCTAACTGAATTTCCTAGTTGAATGCTTGTATTGCCAAGCGTAATTGGGCTGGCAAAGTTAGCATCTAACTGAGAAAGCGGTATTGTATTTGTTGCGTTGGCAAATTGGTATGCGACTGGCATTTTAGAACCTTACTCTTAATTCGTGTTCAAATTCAAACGTGTTGTAAGTGTAAGCAGGTGCGCTACCTGTAATTGTCAACCCCAAATACTTGCCATACTGTTGCGCATCCGACTTGTAAAGATAGTAGGTGTAACCGTTCACCCAATTAATTATAGTATTGGAGCTATTTGACCACGGAATTACGTTGCTTGCATTGTTTGTCCAAGTGACAAAGTTTGTCAAAGCATACTCTGGACTTGATCCTAGTTCGCTATCAACCGTAACGTAGATTGTTGCACCTTTGTTGAAGGTTGATTCTACGCCAAACTTCAATGCTTGTTTCGTGCGGATAGGATCTCCCATAGGCATGAGCGCCGTTTGCACCATGCTGGAAATATTGGCTGTGCTGTTAGCGTATAGCTTGTAAAGAGTTCGGTCGCTTACGCCGTAGGCATTTATCATCCCTGACAAAGGGACGGAAGTGATGTAATTTAACGTGCCTTGGGATGTGATAAACCATTTCTTCTCGAAGAACACCGCTTGGACCTGTCTCGCTCCACTTTCCGGGTCGTTGTAAGTGAAGTTGAATGCCGCGCATAGAATGTTATTTAGTAGAACTTGCCCACCAGTGACTGGTTTTGAGAAGTCAATGTATGTAAACACTCCGTCAAGAGGATCTGACAACTTGCTGGTAGTAGAACCAACAAGAGAATAGATCCCATAATCGTTCATGAACAACACAGAACGGAAAAACGGGAAAATAGCGTAGATACGCTTGGTCCCTACGCTTGCCGATACGTTGGTATTGGTAAAAAGCGTCTGACCGTTTGTATCAACGCGAACGTCGGAAAAGACGTTGATACTTGTATCACCAAAAATGTACAAAAAGTTGTTGGCAGACAGCAGCGCCCGAATGTTCCCGTTCAACGTAGAGTCTTTGAGAGTTAAAGACCCCGCAGAAACGCTTGTAAAGTCGCTGTACGAGTCTGCCGATGAGTAATAGACGGTTCTACCTGCGGCCACCCAGACACGGCCTGAAAAGGTTGCTACAGAAACAATTTGGTCTGTATTGACTACCGCTGTAGCAGTGGCATTAGCCGTTGCGCCACCACCAGAAATAGTCACATTGGCTGTTGTGTAACCAGCTCCTGGGTTTGTCATCACAATTGATGAGACAGTATTCCCGAGCACGATAGCTGTAGCAGTAGCTGGAGTGGTGTTGGCGCCGCTGATAGCCACCGTTGGTGCTGACGTATAGCCAGAGCCACCGTTGTTGAGCAAAATGCTGACTGTGCCGGTCCTGAACGTGACAATCTGGGCCAAAGCATTAGCACCTGACCCTCCACCGCCGGTAAAAGTAACGGTAGGAGGGGTGGTATATCCACTTCCAGCGTTTGTCAGACTTATGCTGTTGACGCCACCAGTAGAAATAACGGCTGTTGCTGTAGCACCACCGCTAGAAAAGGTCACACTAGGTATTGTGGTGTATCCAGATCCGTTTTCGATCATTGATACAGCAACGACAAGTCCACCACTAATGCTACACACGGCTGTTGCTTGTGTACCGCCTGGGATATTGGGAGCGCCAATGGTGACATCAGGTACAGCCGTGTATCCAGATCCACCAGAAGTCACAAAAATAGATCTTATGCCACCAGATCCGGTGACGATCGTTGCTGTGGCTACTGCTTGCACCCCGTTAGCATCATTTGGTGCACTGATCACTACGTTAGGTGCAGATGTGTACCCAGAGCCTGGATTTGACACTGCTATCAGGCCAACAGATCCTATAGAAACTACGTTTGCGCCATTCCAACTGGACAATCCTTTATCTGGATCAGCAATGATCAGTCTTTCGTTTTTCCACTGGGCAGCACTGACGTTTGCGTTTCCGAATGTGCTTGTAACGGCCACATTACTGGTCACATTACTGTTCAGATTGAACGCTTGCGCTTGACCGTCTATTTCAAAACTGACTATGTAGTCAGATACATTGATATTTGTGGATGTTAGATAAGATGTTGTGTTCGCAAAGACAACAACATTGCCAGTGCTGTCTCTAACGGCTTCTTGAGCTGGAACAATCTTGATGTTGGCGTCGCCAATAGGCATCGCGTTCTCTATCCAAGAGAACTCGTCTTCGCTGATCGCAGTCCGGTTGGCCTTGGTGTTTAGCCCACGGAACTTCTTGAGAACAGCATATGATTTTTTCTGTTCTTGAGAGGCCATGTTAGTAAGGGCTACTATAAGGGTCCGGAATTCTGCGTGTAAACACAGAATTCAACACACTCTGAACTTGACGATTGTATTGCTGGAGAAAAATCTCAGATTCCCCGTAGCTTTGTTCTTTGTACTTTGCTTTGTAGGCCGCGTAGAACGCCACAGGAACGGTGTATGGGTCTAAGATGGTGTCAGGTGCGGCAGAAGTGTTCAGAGACAACGCGGTAGGCAATACTACGCTATCCACTTCTATGCTATAGGACTGGTCAGGGATAGGTGAGATGTAAATTTGAGATTGCCCATACGTTGAAAAGCATACGGGCCGTCCAACGTAGTTCTGCCAGTAACGTAACTGGGCGTTAAAGTTCGTCCAAGGAAGGTAACGCAGAGGAATCCTAGAATTTCCCCAGTAGATCGTCAGGTTGAGTACATCCAGAGTCTGCGAACCATTAGGTAACGACGAAAACGGGATGACTTCTGCATTCTGGACGTACAGCAAACTGGCTGTGCCGTTTGTAAAAGCGGTTGACGGAGGAAAATTATATCCAGAAGCGGGGTACGGAGGAGGCGTAGTCCCCAGCGTCCCACCTACTGTGACTTGGTAGATAAAGATATTTGAAAATATGTACTGTCCTGCGGTAACAACAAGCCCAGCAGACCAGATAATTGCGGCTGTGCCGTCTGGTGCAAGTGGTGTAGCAGAAATTTGCAGGGTACGCAGACAACCAGTGTCCCGTACTACCCTTTCACGCCCATCATTGACGTAATCCGTAATCTCATCGTTAGACCAAAAGTTCCCGTTGGCATCGTGGAGAAGCCTGCGAACGTCTGTGATGTACGAATTAAGGGTTGCCATAGTTGCCTATTGTAACCCTCAGGAGACTTTTCCCCCTACCCCTACTTTTTTGACGGGTAGGGGTACTACGCCTACCGCCGAGGGAATGCGGTCCTGCGCTGAATGTTGGCCGATGCGAAACATAGCCAACCGTTCAAGTCCGATTTCAACATCCGACGAGTGGGTTGCAAAACCCAGACGGACTGCGTATGGGAGTTTGTCATCATCCTGGTAACCAAAGATGTGCCTAGCAGCCTCGATAGGAACTGACGTAGGCACACCTTTTTTAAACTTATAGTCAACACCGGCATGACGATCAGCCAGGTCGGTGTCACTACAGTTGGTTACATAGACTTCCATTAGAACGATACCGTGTCACCGTAAATGCGAATGTCAACAATGGCCGATGCCGCGTTGGTGACGTTCAAATACAATGCCGAGGTATTCGCTCCGTTGATTGCCGTGGTCAGTGCGTAGGGACTAGCAATCGTTAGGTCTTGGAACCTGTTAACAGCAGTCAAATTTGCTAATGAGACTGTTGCCACAACCGCATTGCTAGTGTTGCCATCATTGGTTGTCGTGATATTCACGTTAGCCAAAGAAGCGTTAGCATTTGCGTTTTGTACCGTAACCCGACGAATAATTACCTCTCCAGATCCAGCAAGCGTCCCACTATTTGTGAGTCCGCCGCTAAGAAACGGGATAGCCACTACCGCATTTCCAGCCGTTGCCAAAGAGACTCCGCTGGCGCGTGCTATTGCATAGCTACCAAAAGAGTCTGGAAGGTTTGCTCCAACTGCATCTGCGTTCGCCATGTTTACTCCTTAGCTAGTAAACGTGGAGTTTGCAGTCAAACCACCGTTCACCGTCAAGAAGGTGATGGTGTTTGCAGTCGTGGTCGAATTGGCAACTACGTTCACACCGTCACTGATCAGCACGCCACCAGTGTTTGCTGGGGTCAGCAAAACCAACGCGGTTCCGTTGTTAGCGTAGATCTGGCTGTTCAGTGTTGGGAACATCAAATATACGCCAGCAGGAACTACGTTACCGGCAACGGTTGCTGGAGCGATCAGAGTTTGAGTGGTGAAGTAAGCACCAGCCGTGTTGCTATTAGCACCGGCAATCAGGATCTTGTTTAGGGCGAGAGCCATGTTTCTCTCCTTACAGGGTCAGCGAGTTGTAAGAACTAACCCGAGTCATAGACTTCGGTTTAGTGCTAACCAACTCAGCAATCATCAGCACTGCGCCGACGTAACCAATCTGCCAGTTAGGCAGAGTGGACTCAAACCCGGTAAACACAAACGAACCCTGCTCGTGGATGTACAGGTTCAGGTAGTTCGTGTTGACAAAGTAGACAACGCCTTCGGGGCAGTACGGATCTGGATAGATCGGCACACCAGCAACCATCAGTGCACGGAACGCAGCCTGTGGTCCGTTGTTGTCACCATCAAAGGCAGAGCCTGGGGTGATGGTGTACTGCTCTTGACCAACAAAGTCTTGAGCCAACAGAGTCCAAGTACCGAATCCGCAAACACCAAAGCTAGGCACTTCTGCACCGTTCTTCACGGTTCCAGAAATGTATTGCAGGATGTTCTGACGGGTTGGGTTGACGTTACCAGCGTTGTAGACCTTCGACTTCCACCAAGTGTAGGTGTTACGGTTGATGTTGCCGTAGGTCACTAGGTTCGTGCCATCGTCAATCGCGCCTGGGAGGCCGATAAACTGCTGGGTGTTTGTGGTGTTGTTGTACAACGATGTTGCCATCGCGTCCATCATCACGTTGGTTGCATCGT